AATATTATACGGGATGGCCGCTTTACCAATTTGAATTTTGAATTTGAATTTCAAAATTACAAATATGCCATTAGAGGCTACCATATAAATAAGCCCCCAATGCCCCCAATTGCATAGAAAGATTGAGAGCCTCCCGATTGACCAGTCAACATGCCTACCCCAAATCGTTTTAAAATAAATGCCAAGAATTATTTTCTCACATACCCACACTGCTCTCTTACAAAAGAAGAGGCTCTCTCCCAAATACAAGCCCTACAAACCCCAACTAATAAATTATTCATCCGAATTTGTCGTGAACTACACGAAGATGGGAGCCCTCATCTCCACGTCCTCATCCAATTCGAAGGAAAATATACATGCCGAAATCAACGATTCTTCGATCTCGTATCCCCAACTAGGTCAGCACATTTCCATCCGAACATTCAGGGAGCTAAGAGCTCGTCAGATGTCAAGACCTACATGGAAAAAGACGGGGACATCCTTGATTTTGGAGTTTTCCAAGTCGATGGAAGATCAGCTAGAGGAGGTTGCCAGTCTGCCAACGACGCATATGCCGAGGCAATCAACTCAGGGTCCAAGTCATCGGCCTTGTCTATATTAAGGGAGAAAGCTCCCAAAGATTATATTTTACAATTTCATAATTTAAATAGTAATTTAGATAGGATTTTTGCTCCTCTGTTGGAGGAATTTGTTTCTCCTTTTTTATCTTCTTCCTTTGATCAAGTTCCAGAGCAACTTGAAGAATGGGCTGCCGAGAACGTCAGGGATTCCGCTGCGCGGCCGTGGAGGCCCATGAGTATTGTGATTGAAGGGGATAGCAGGACAGGGAAGACTATGTGGGCCAGATCTCTACATCCACGTCATAACTACCTTTGCGGCCACCTTGACTTAAGCCCCAAGGTTTACAGCAACGAGGCCTGGTACAACGTCATTGATGACGTGGATCCCCACTACCTAAAACACTTTAAAGAATTCATGGGGGCCCAGAGAGACTGGCAAAGCAACACCAAGTACGGGAAACCAATTCAAATTAAAGGTGGTATCCCAACAATCTTCCTCTGCAATCCAGGCCCAACGTCATCATACACTGAGTATTTAAACGAGGAGAAGAATGCATCTTTGAAACACTGGGCAATTAAAAATGCAACCTTCGTCACCCTCTACGGCCCACTCTACTCAGGTACCCATCAAAGTCCAGCACAAGATAGGGAAGAAGAGACAACCCCGCAGGAGGAGGATTGATCTAAACTGCGGGTGTTCTATATACGTTAGCTTAGGGTGTGCAAATTATGGATTCACGCACAGGGGTCACCATCACTGCAGCTCAGGCACAGAGTGGCGCGTATACTTGGACAGTGCCAAATCCCCTATATTTCAAAATCACGAATCACGCCCAACGGCCATTCAACATGAATCAGGACATAATCACAGTACAGATACAATTCAACCACAACCTCCGATCTCAGCTGGATTTACACAAGTGCTTCCTGACTTTCAAGATTTGGACTCTCTCACATCATCAGAACTCGCATTTCTTGAATTTATTTAGGGAACATGTGTTGATGTATTTAGATAACTTGGGTGTTATTTCAATTAACAATGTAATAAGGGCAGTTGAATATGTATTGTATGATGTATTAGAAGGAACGGAGTTTGTTCAACAATTTACTGATATAAAATTCAAACTTTATTAATTCTGTTCTGAATCATAGAAATACACTCTAATTTTTAATGTTGCATACACTGGATTACTGGCATGAGTGCAAGCCATATACAATAACAAAGCATTTTCAGTGTGATTCTCATATTTAGCAGCTTCTTGATGATTGTAAGTGACATGATGATTCAACTTCCAGAATCTCTTGATAAGAGCTTGCTCCCTGGACGCATACTGTCCACCAGTGACAGTAGCACTGAACTTGTGTAAGACCTGCAACCGATCTCTCAAATCCTGCTTGATAGTAGCCGTACTGGGTTCCATCTCAAACATATTAAATGCCTCTTGGAATGCATAAGGGGTAGTAACAGGGCGTCTATCTCTAACTAACCAAAATAAAACGTTGTTAGTGTGATTTTTAAGCTTAATATTCTCATCCATCCAGATCTTTCCCATAATGTAAACAGATTTTATACCAAATCTCTTCCCAACACGGTGATTAAGTCCGTTGCCACGGGTGATATCAGAAATACAGAGCATTTTACCAGAATGACCAACATCGTCTTTCTTCTCGAAAGACTGGACCTTACACGGGCCTTCACACCCCTTGGGGATATCAGGACTTCTGTACATTCTGTACATCTTGGGCTTCCGATACATGGGCCTCTGAGCCCATGATCTCTTTTTGTTTGTGACGAGGGCAATGGGGGCACTCGCACGGCTGAGCAACGGGCTGTCGAAGTTCAGACGGCGTCGTGCTCTGGAGACGGGAGTGAAAATTCCTATATCTGCAGGACGCTTCGACATAGTTCTTGGCACGAACAACACCCACAAGATCACGAATCAGATCGTAACCTATAGTATCCGGAGAGTAGGTAGCTTCAACGAGTAGAAGGTACTTAACCGCTAGCATACACCTGAAACCGTGAACGGTTTCAGGGAAATCGTTAAGTAAAGGATCCCACATGTTATACCTTTAAAATTAGGGCTGACGTATATAAAGACAAAAGTGATGTCACTATCCACTTATCTAGCGTTCAAGGCACGAACATCATTGGCCGACAAGGGGGGCCCAATACGAAATTTCGGGCGCCCATCCGGT